CCAGTAGAACTTAGACACTAGTCAACCTCATTCCAATCCTTACGTTGCTCTACTAGCTCGTCTAAGGCTTTATTGGCTAAGTAGGTCTTGAGTATTGATTCAGGATCAACACCAGTAGCACCTGCAATGATACTCCAGAGGATACCCTGCTCTACCATAATCCTACGTTCCTTTTCAGTTAGCTCAAAAGTGTACGTAGCACTACCATCTTCATGTTCTACTTCATCAATTACTTTCATCTTCATCATCCTCAAAGTTAGTTAACCATCGTGCTTCTTCATCGCCATCCATTAGGACAAGTCCATTATCCATGGCATCAAAGTAACACCCTTCACAGTAGTGAACATAGGAGATAGCACGTCTACCAAAGTCATCGTAGTCTTTGACAGCAGCATCACAAGCATAGTCTATGTCGTGTATCTCATGTCCACAGGATAGTTTAATCATTACTCCACCTCATCATCTACATCAACCTCCCATATTAGGTGGTCTTCAGGATGCCACTGCTTATCTATCCATGCCTGCGCTCTCTCACGACAGCTAAAGATATGGTAGAGAGTAAACTCAGGAGGACAGCCTACGACTACATATACTGTTTGAACATTCATACTGCCCTATCTCCTGTGAGAGTCTTGTCGTACTCCAAAGCACTTGCTTTTTCTTCCCAGTATTTAAGGTCAGACAATGCTTGCTCTAAGCACTCGTTCAATTCATCAATGCGTTCTTGTTGATAGTGCCATGCGTCTTGAGCCAATGCTTCATTGTCTTTGTCGAGGTCTGCTTTGTCTGAGCAAAGCCATTCTTCAAATGTCATAACCAACCCCTCTTCTTCATATGTTCTATACCTTCCTGTATGCCCACATTACGTATTACCTCAATGTCAGTCTCAAGATGCTCACGACCACGATTGTAGCCACACAGTTCACCATCTTCCCAGCCTTCACGCCATCCAGAAGTGTAGGCATCTATAAGCATGGACTCTATGTCATACTCATCTGGAACGTCACTAAGGTATACCTCAGCCCACTCTCTAGCTTGTACTAGTTTCATCACTCTTCCTCCTGTAATGTGCAGTATTCTACTCACTATGCGCCATATTGTGCCATAATGAGCAGAAATGGTGTCACTATCGTGCCGTCAGGTACACTATAGGGTGTCGTAATGTGTCATGACATACTGCTTGCACATAGAATATGAACCAGTGAAGACAGCTACACCATTGTGCATAACCTTATAGGTGAAGCCGTCTACTCTAGTAATAATCATTACAATTTGCAGGCTCCGCCTGCACAGCCATCGTCTTCATCAAACTCTATTTCAGCTAACTCCATGATCTCTAGCTCATTGGCAATAGCATCCATCAGTTCAGCTTCTCCACCCTTCTCTTCAAGTGCTTCAAAGATTACAATCAAATCTTCTTTACTAAAGTTGATCACCAGTCTTACCCTCTATTAATACTGACTTCTGTTTCGGTTTGAGTGTCCACTTGTTGTAGTGTTTGCAGTCAGGACACATCCGCTTATCGATAGAGGACAGCAGGATCATAGACCCTACATATCCACACTTAGCACATCGTGAGTTATTCACTGCGCTTCAGCATCCTTCACGAATACACCGTCAACCATCTTGCCCTTGCGCTGAGCAATGACACCATATGCCTTGCATAGGCTTTCGTAGGCTGACATACCCATTAACTCTGCAAGGATGATTAGCACCACCTGCATGTCACCGATAGCATCAGCAATCTCTTCCTGATTATCAGCAGCAATAGCATCAATGAGTTCGTTATGTTCCTCAGCCAACTTATCAAGCTGTCCTGAGATTGTACCTGCTGCAAGAATGCCACGGTCCTTTGCCCAACCTAATACTAAATGTTCCATGTTATAACTCATCGTCCGTTCCTAGTTCGTATTCAGCATCGTCACTGAACACATCGTCTAATTCTAAGTCTTCCTCAAGGTAGTCACGTTTGTCTTCGACTACATCTTGGAAACGGTCTACGATCTGACCGCTGTTAATTTCAAGAACTTCCAATAGAAGCACTTCATCTAATTGTTTTAATCTATCACAAAGTTCTAAGAATGTCATACATGATCTAGCATCTTAGCAAGGTAATGGTGCGCCTTCTCTAAGTCTTGCTTGCCTCCCTTATCCTGCCAACGCGACATGTACTTGATGATGTTGCCCCATAGGTAGCCAGTGAACTGTTCCTCAGTCATGATAGCTTCCATGTATTCCCATGGCTGAATCTCTTTCTGATAGTGATCACCGCCTATCTGTGTGTAATCAGGGAAGAATGCAGGATCATCCACGATGTCTTCAAATGCGTCCTTCTCTACGTACTTCTCTGTGTAAGGATAATTAGCCATACTTCCTCCGTAAGGATTCTATGCTGATTGGTTGTTCATGGAAGGCACCGTCATTAACATCATGGAACATCCAGATGCCTGACCAACTGCCGTTAGTTTGTGGGGTTAGGTAGTCTTCATCGTGTACGTAGAAGATACCTGCAAACAATCCAGTGACATGACTACCATCTGCTTTACGTGCATAGGCAATCTCTCTGTCTTGAACATGCCCCATCACACAGGACATCATCTTCTTCTGGATTAGTAGCTTGGCGCTGCTTACGGGTCTGCCCATAACTCCACTAGTAAAGTAATGGCTATAACAAATCCCATCAACAACCACAGGTGCAAGAAAGTCATGTGTCTCCCAACCTAGCTTATCTAGTTGTAAGTCTTTGTACCCGATCAACCCTTCTAGCTTAGCATCAGATTCAATAGCACGTTCAATACGCTGTTCATGATTACCGATGATGAAGATTAGCTTAGGGTTCCAACGCTTCTTCTTGTTAAGGCGTAGGCGTTGCTGCTCAGCACGGATAGGAGCTAGGAATGCTGCCATCCCTTTCAGTCCTGCCTGTATGTCATCAGCATAACGTCTACCCTCAAACGACTTCTTACCTACATCATAGACTGACAGAGAAGGCATGTCCCACCAGTCGCCAAGACATACTATAACTTCTGGTTTTTTATCTGAGGCATACTGTCCCGCCCATCTTAAATGCTCCAAAGAACCATTAGGCTTTATTTGTGCATCTGGTATGACCATGTGTTTAGTCACTGCTGTGTTCCTCTAAGTATTTCGATAGATTAATTGCTATTGATGGGTTATCTTTAACAGCTCCTGCTGCTATATTGCATAACCTACAAAGCAACTTCCTCACATCGCCACTGCTATGGCAATGATCAACAACTGGATCAGTCATAGTCTCATTGCAGACAGCACATCGTCCTTGCTGAGCAATCAACATATCATGCCATTGATCTAAAGTTAATCCATACCTATGTTTAATATGTATAGCAAACTTCTTTTCAGGCGTCATCTTGGCTTTACCACACTCACGGCAACGTGCTAGGTAGCCATCCCTTGACTTTTTATTTCTGTTAAAAGCAGAGTAGGGTAGAAGATTGTTACATGTATTACACTGTTTCATTTCTTCTTACGCTCCTCCGCAGTTTTTGCTTTGTGGCACGGCTTACATAGCACTTGAAGGTTGTCTGCTTCACAGAACAGATTAGATACAAAAGAAGGAAGATCATCGTAGCACTTCAGTGACCCTGCAGGTTTGATGTGATCTACTTGAACTTCCTTCGCTTTGAACCAGCCTTTACATGAGGCGCATTGGTGTTCGTACTTATGACGCTGACCAGTTACAATCCTCTTTGCTTCCTGCAATACTTGATACTTGACAGGGTAGCGAGAGAACGCTCCACGTAATGCTGTACGTATGAACTGAAAATACCTAGACTCTGTCCAAGTATCTCCTGCCCTACATTTTACTCCGCGCTTGGGGCTTGACATAAAACTCTCAAGTCTCCTCGGTTGCCGTCATGAATGATGAAGGTGATGTCGTTGACAAAACCAACACGCTCATCATGAAGGAATGCACAGAAGTCTTTGAGTACATCATCTAAGAACATGCTTCTTGCTTTGTACACGGTGGAGTCATCTCCGTTGTCGTGTTCGTAGAAGAAACTGTACTTGAAGATGTTGCCTTCGTTGGTGGGTTCCATATCTCATTCTCCTGTCGTCTAAGGTAGAGGAGTCGCCCATTCTCTACTGCTCTATCATAACCAAGATGCTCGACACAGATTGAAAACATTTGTTCTTCGACCCCCTCTGCTTGGGTTAAAAGTTTATTTGCTTTCACAGGGCCGATGCCTTTCACACCGACAATGTTATCTATGCGATCACCAGTTAAGAATTGCATGTAGAAATTGAGCAACCCCTCTTCGGCAGTGACGTAGTATAAGTCATCCTTAACAAAGTTATAGTGCCAACCTTGTACCTGATCAAAGTCTTTGTCAAGGCTCACTATAATACCATCGTCACCTAGCGTTGTTGCTCTGATAGAGATGGAGTCGTCTGCCTCCTGTCCCTCTGCCATGTCTGCTGCCCATTCCTCAACTAGGTGGGTTCGCAGTGCTTGCAGGTGAACAGGCTTTTTAAGTTTAGCACGGTTGCCTTTATACGGAACTGTTACTGCGTAGTCATTTCGGAAATTACCTTTCCCTGTAAGAAAGACTTCCCATTCTGTCACAGGCAGCTTGAGTATAAGGTCGTCCATAAACTTGTCCATCGTCTTAGTAGCAACGCTTGCAACTTCATTGTCACAAGCGAAGCCAATGCGATAGCAGAGCATGTCCCCATCTATCAGAGCAATCTGCATTATAGAACTTCTTCTACATCATCTTCAGCAAGTTCATCCTTGTCGTAACGAACGTGCTCAGTGAGTTTGATTTTCTTAATGCTCAACCCTTTGTATGGTCCGAACTTGTTCTTGCCTTCATACATTGTAAACAAGATGTCAGCTCGCGAACCATTACCAACTTCTGCTTCAGTCAGATCACCGTCTTCATCTAGTACAGTGAAGGCATAGTTAGACTTAGCAGTGTAGTAAGTTCCCATCTCTGGTTGGTTTTCTTTTGTACGAACTTCCAAACCATTGTCTTCAAACCACTGGATGCGTTCAGGCGACAGGTTAGTTAGATTGACTTGGTACTTATTAGACATTGAGTTCGGAGTGTGAACTGATGCCCAGTAAAGTTCTACGTCTTGTAATTTTTTCATGTGTATTCTCCTTTGATTAGGTACAGCTAAATAGTACTGTATAGTTACAGTGCTTGTCAAGTATTATTTTTAGTGGGTTTCATACCAGTTGTTGCCGATCTTTGCTTCAGCGTCTACTGGTACACGGAAGTTCAAAGCCTTACCTGCAATCGCAGCAGCCTGAACCATAAGTTGTGCAGCATGTTCAGCTTGGTCTTCTCTAACCTCTAGCTGAATCTCATCGTGAACGAAGGCCACTTGTTTATATTCTATCTTGTTCTTCTTCAATAGCTTATGCGCCTCGACACACCACTGCTTAGCAATGACAGCTCCGGCTGACTGTAGCAGACTGTTCAGTGCTGCATGATCAGAACGGATGATGATGCGTCTGCCGTCCAATGCAGGGACATAACCCTTGGCAGCAAACTTC